ATTCGTTTAATGCACCACCCTTTCTAATGAGCGTTTGGTATTTTTCGTTTTCTCTTTTCAGTAACATTTCAGGATAAATCCTTCCGTTCTTATTTGGAGTGTCGTATTTTTGTAAAACAGCGTATAAAACTATGTCCTGAGAAAAATCAAGTTCTCTCATTTCCTTAATGATTTGCTTGTTTTCTTCAGGTGATATATGTCCGGCGTCGTACTCTATTAAGATTCCTTTACCCGTTTCGTGAGGACCTAAAATTTTCATTTACAGTTTTTATACTATAAATACATCAATAACCCAACTTATTTCTTGTTCTTATAGAAATTAAACAGATTTTTGTCTTTTAGATTAGTATCGACGATGTGTTCGGATAGTTCTTTAATTCTACTCTTTACTTTTTTATCGCGAATGTCAAAATGATTTTTAACAAATAATGTTATCTCTAAATTCATAAATGACTTCTTTTCGAGTTTGATTCCTTTAGTTCTAATGTCTAAATCGACTATATTTTCTTTTCTAAATAAGTCGTTATCCAAACAATAGATATAGTTTTTAATTTCTCTACGTGATTTTGAAATTATGACATCGAAGTCTTTAGTATCGGTTTCAGGTAAAAGCCAAGAATTTAATTTTATATATATGGTTTTTAAGTTTTTGTAATCTACAGTTCCATATCCGATTTTTACATTACCATAGTGTCCCAGTGGTATAAATTTTCCGGTTTTCATTAATTTTGTTCATATTATAATATCTTATGGTTATATTTAAAATATAATGAAAAATTCTGGTAAATCCAAAATATATTTATAAAATATAAATTAAAAACAAATGATTATAATCGAAGTAAAGGGAGAGCGAGGAATTGAGTTTGCGTTAAGAACGTACAAACAAAAAGTTCAAAAAATTAAGCAAATCCAAAAATTAAGAGAAAGGGAAGAGTTTGTAAAACCCTCCGTTAAAAAACGTAAAGAAAAACTCAAAGCAATCTATTCAGAGAAAATAAAAAATGGTCTTAATTAAGACCATTTTTTAATTCTTTAAGTTTGAAATAATTAATTTTACTAAATGTCATTTTGTTAACCTCGTCTTGAACTTGTGTTAACTTCTTTGAAAGGTCTTGGTCTGAATTTTCAGTTAAAATCTTTGATACTTGGTCTAAAACATTTTCTTTTAATTCTGACATATTCTTATCTAAATCTTCTTGATTCATTGAAAGAATATTTTTTAATTCTTCTTTTTGTTCTTCGTTTAGATTGTTTGAATATAAAACGTTAAAATTATTAACTAATACTGCGTGCAGTAAAGATTCATTTACAACAACATCTGACGATAAGTCTTCGTTTGTTTGTTTAGAAGTCGTTAAATGACCGACTAATTTTTTCTTAGAAAGAACCTTCTTATCAATATTCGATAAGTTATCTTCTTCTAATAACGTATCAAGACTTGAGTAAACTTCATTTTCGTTTATCTCGATATCATTTAATTTCGTATTCAATTTATTACAAAAATCAGATATATTTTTTGATTTGTTCTTTAGAATTGTATTCAATTCTTCCACATATAATTTTGCAGTGTCCTTATCTTCAAAATATTTGTTTTCGATTTCTTCGTAAAAAAGATATAACTCTTTAAAATCCTTATTCTCTTTAATCATTTTAAGGATTTCCTTCATCTCAGTTTTATTCTGATTTGAATATGATTCTGTGAGTTTCTTTAATATCTTAGTTTTTAAAACCCCAAATTTACTCATTGTTAGTCGTTTAGTAAGTTGTTTAATTTATTTTCTATTTCATAAATATTCTGTTGTGCTTTATTAATGTCAAATAGGTCCTCCAATTTTTCATCTTTATCACTCAACATAGATAATATCTTCTCTTTTCTTGATTCACTCAATGGTGCGGCTTCACCACCCGGAGGTGCAGCTTCAGCTCCAAGGGCGGCTCCTCCACCACCCATATCCATTCCCGGAGCGGCTCCCGCTTCAGCACCACCTGCAGCACCTGCGGCTTCCAATTTCTCTCTTTCTTCTTCAGGAATACCATACTTAGCATCCACCTCATCAAATACACCTGAACGTTTAATGATTGTTGCAGTTGCAGCCAATTCACCACCAATAGCTCTTTCAAGTCTTTGTTGTTGTAAATCAAGTATAACTTCATTATCACTAAATCCGAGAATATTCTTCTTAGCCCAAGTATGTGAAACAGGTAAGATACCAAGTTGTGATTGGTCAGATGTTGCGTCTTTATAAAGGGTAATCTTTTCTTTCCATTGTTCAATCTTAAGTAAATCAGACTGAGATGATGGGTTAGTTAGTGATAAACTGAAATTATGTAATTCGTCCTCTAAACCTAAAAGATATAAATGAATTAATGCTATTTTATTTAATTCTTGGATTAATGATTTCTGTATTCTATTAATGGTTCTTGCAAAACGAATATCCATTAACGCTAAATTCTTACCATCACCAACAACCTCTTCAAATCCTAAAAACGCTTTTGGAATACGAAGTGCCGCTAACATCTTTTTTTGGATATACTCAATATCGGCGATTTCACCTAAATTGGCCGCACCTGCTAATGTTTCAATTGGATTAGTTTGAGCGGGGTCGCGAACAGGTATGAAATAATCTTGGTCTACCGCCATTTGATTATATCTCATATCCACTTGACCATTTTTTTGGTCAACCACAGTGTCCCTTTTAAATTTATTTGCTACACGTTGTACGTATGGTTCAATATCCTTATCGTCCATATTACCAACGAATACTTTAAACACACGTCTTTCAGGTGCTCTTGATGTTCTATAAATTAACATCGCATCTTCCGCAAGTAAAAGTTGTTTCCAAATTCTTCTAATCTTATCTAACATAGAAGTACCATACGGTAACTTTCTATCATCACCTAAAATTCTAAAATGGGCTATTTCCCAAGCTTGGAATTCCATATCCTTGTTCTTCCAACTAAATCTTAACTCTCTTGTTGGTAATTTACTATCTTGGGGAACAGGTGCTAAATTTTTACCAGAAGCACTTGAACCTTCGATTCTGTCAATTTCTATATTCGGTAATTGTTGACATCCAACGACTCCTTTTTCAGGGTCTACTTTTAAATAAACAAAATCATCACCATATTTACACATACCTCTAGCCCACATTTGTAGGTTGGTATTTATGTCTAATTTTTCTTTAAATAAATCCTCTAAAATTGCTTTGATTCTTTTTGATTCAGAATATACGGTAAGTATCTCACCCTTTTCTGACATTGTTGTAGACTCTTCAGCATAAATGTCTAAAGCCGCAGATATTTCAGGAGTAAACTCCATTGATTCATAATCATAATATGCTGACAACCTATTAGGTTCATAATAAACAGACTGTTGATATAATGATTGGTCAAGTTTAGTCCATTTATCTGCAATGTAGGTCGATTGTTGAGCCTGCAACAACGCCTTTTCGTACTCTTCTTTACTATCAGTTCTTAGTAATTCATCTTTTGAAAACGTAAAGGAAGGTGGTTCTTCTTTTGTTTTACCCTGAAAACCAAATACTTTAGTAAGTTTTTGAAATATTGTTAAATTATTTTCGGCCATATCTATAAATACTATTTCTATTTAATCTACACTTAATTATTGGAAAAATAAAGAGGTTACTTACGTTTACCGAATAACCAACTGTATTCATTGTATGAATTTTTACTTGGTGTATTCTGTTGTGAACTGCCACCGAACGACATAGAACCTACTGGGTCAAAAGTAGTTCCATATGAATAAAACGACTTATTTGCTTCATATGTCCTTTCAGATAATACCCAAGAATCTAACATTGCCTTGTTTTGTGCGTCAGTTTTTTGTAATTGATTGAAACATATATCACCAGCATATAATGCCATAGACATACTCATAATCGCATCATCGTGAGCACCTTTCATATGGTCAGGTCTACCATTCATATAAACGAAAGTATTAAGTTCGTTTAGTAGTCTTGATGACCTTACTATAAATCCTTTCCTTAATTGTTCCTCGAAAGCCGCAACAATTTGTGTTCTTTTATTATTGAAATTTAAACCGGGTATTTTATCCATTGCTTTCTTATTATACTCCCAAATGTTTTGAGTATTAATACCATCAATGTATAGATTTTTATAGTTTAATTCCTGTAATTTTCTTGATGTTGCAACCCCCATACCACCGGTAATATCGACAACTATAAATGCGTTATACAAGACTCCCCATTTATATGCAATTGCCGCTAAATCATCTGGCGGTATTTTACCAATGTATTCTGCAACTTGTTCTCTTTCATCAAAATCAATAATATTAATGGACGAGAAATCCTCACTATCCCCTCTACTCACGTCCACACCCATAATGTAACGATGGTCTTGTACTGGTTCCTTCCAATGCCAAAAAGTTCCTTGCATATACTTCTCAAATGGAACTCTAATCATATTTTTGGCAATATTCTCTTGAATGTCACCAGGAATTACACCATCTCCTGAACCTAAGAAGTCACACTCCAATTCCTGTGCAATCTTACGTCTATCGTATTTGAATTTTTTAGACATAGATTCAAACCAAGATGAAAATGGTTTATAACCTTCCTCTTCTATTTTTCGGTAGTTACTCATATCGAATTCACGAAGTACTACCTCATCATCATTATATTGTTCCCTATTCAACATATAATGACATATGTCATTACATTTTACCCATACTAAGTCCTTTGTATAACGAGGGTCTTTAAACCATCTTAAATCGGTTATATGGAAGTCGTTCAGTCCACGTAATGATTGGTCATAAACACCATAATATATTGGGTCATATCCATTTGGAGTTGAGATTAGGATAATCTTACCTCCCGTAGATAGTGATGCCATTGAAGCCGCCCAAAAGTCCTCACCTGCTTCGATATATGCAGCTTCGTCAAATACAAGAACCGTCGGTGTATAACCACGTAACGCATCCGCAGATGTTGCTACGGCTTTTACTTCACAACCATTGTTTAATCTAAATCTACTTTCGGAGTTTTTATCAGGGGAGAAACCAACGTTTAACCATTCAGGCCATTGTTCTAAAAAGTTACGAACTTTGTTAGCCATCTCGATTGCGGTATCTCTTTTGTTTGCAATGATTAGGACTCTTTCGGGATTCTCTGGTTTTGCTAATTGTAATTTTTTAGATAACCAAGCAGCAGTTACTGTTGTAACCCCCGCTTGACGATATTTTTTTGTGATGTTTTCGTTGTAATCTTCATAATCCTGAATCAATTGTAATTGGTCAGGAAACAAGTCCATAGGGACGTATTTTTTTTGAGTATTATCATACGTTTGCAAATAAGTTCTTAAAGCGTATGGTGTATCTTTAATAATTCTTGCATATTCTTTTAATTGTTCAATTTTAGCACTCATATATATAAATACAAAAAAAGTGGTCAAACTTGACCACTTTAACTTTATTGTAGTGAGATATTCAATCCTGCCAATAAGTCTCGTATTTCATCATTACTTACTTGGGGTGATATTTCGTCCATTACTCTTTTAAATTCTGATGTGGATTTTGTTACTTCTTCACTATCTACTTTTCTTGTTAAATCATAGTACATTGCTCCGATTAACGTTTTACCATTTTCAGATTTACCAATAACCTCTTTCATTAAAACTAAAAAATCTCTCACTGGTAAATTTGCAACATTTGAATAAATGTACGCTTGTAATTTTCTTTTATCCTCTTCGTTTTTAATCGCTTCAGGATATAAATCATAAAGTCTTCTCCAAATCGCAGGACCTAATCTAATGTCCCAAATTTCATATAATACTTTATCTTCTAAATCCATTGCTTTTTGTACTAATTCAGGATTTTCAGGGTTTCTTTGTTTTGAAAGAAATTCCATAACACCCTTAATTGCTTCGTGAATTAAAAAAGGAAATATAACGGCTCTTGCAAATACCGTTGGTGGTTTTGTTGTTGTATCAATATAAGTTTTACCGGCACCCGCAGCTTCATTTAATTGTCCATTTCCTTTTACTGACATTTCCAATAATTCTTCAGGAAATTGCCAATACCCTAACATCATAGTTGAAATGAACACAGAATATTTGTCCGCCAAATCTCTAACACCCGTTATTGCTTGTATTTCAGGTATTACTTTTCTAAAAATCCAAGTAGAATCAACTGCAGCTCCTTGAGTCATCGCATTGAGCAATCTTCTTTTCGCTCTCTCCATATCAAGTAATTCATCCACCAATTCTTCTTCTTGTTGTTGTACTTGAGTAGGTTCAGGGTCCTGATTAACTTGAATTTTTTCTGATTCTAATTTTAAATCAAATTGTAATTTATTTTCAGGAATTTTAAAATGTTCTCTAACCAATCTCTCACACAATTGTTCCAATTCTGCTTCTTTTTGAGATTCTGCGTTTTTAATTTCACCTAAAATTCGTGCGGCTTGCATTGATAATTGATAGTATCTACCTTGAATACCCGTTCCGATATCTCTAACACCTGTGAATGCATTAAGTCTACCTAATGCCATTTCATATTCTTCGCTCGCTAATAATTCTTCGTAGTTACTATATGCACCATCATTATCAGATTTAGGAAACTCCACTTTTTTAAATGGGGTCTCTCTATCTGAAAGTTTATTTTGAACACTTGGGTCAGGTCTACTATTATCAGCGAAATTCATCGCCTCTTTAAATTCTTTTTTAGCCATTATTAAGTACTTTTTTAATTTTTCTCATAATCGACTCGGAAAGAGAATTAAAATCTTTTTTTTCGTTAATTGATTGTAATATTTGTTTGAATTTAAAAAATTCAGGCATTCCTTTATCTGATTGAAACTTTGGGTCTGGGTCGGGACCTACTCCGGGATTATCCCAAGGGTCTACATACGGGTCGGTATCGGGATTTACTGAAGGTGAATCAACATCTGGTTCAACATCAATATCTGGTTCTACATCAACATCAGGGTCAGCCACTAATGGACCAGGACCCTCATTTAATTTTTGTTTTACTAATTCCATAATTTCATCTTTTGTTGTTAATGGATGATAATTATTTTCTATCAAAGTTTCAACCCATTCCTTGATTTCTTTTTTGTCCAAATCTTCTAGTTTTTTCAAATTTAAAGATTTTTTTTCAGTTTTTTTCTTTTTTGGTTCTTCTTTATCTTTCTTTTTTGGGTCTTCTTTTTCCTTCTTCAATTTTTTTGAATCCATAAACTCAGGAATACCATTGTGTCCTTTAGTTACTTTAGGACCAACACCACTACCCTCAACAACTTCTTTATCAGATACTTTAACATCTACACCTTGTTTAGCTAATTCAACAGCCGCTGCCATATTTTTAGGACCAACTGTAATAGAAGGTTTAGGTGCTTCTCCTAAAACTCTTTCGGAGAGCATTGATATTTGTTTATCACTCATATTAACCAAGGTATTTTGATTAAATCCTTCTTTGATTAATCTTTGAACAATTTCGTTACGTTTCATTCTAAATTTAATTTAATTTCTTCATTTATTAATTGAAGTTCTTTTCCTCTTAATTTTTTTGTTACGCTTTCAATGTTTTCACCGAAATGAAAAGAAACCCTTATAGGTCTTTCTTCTGCGTGTATATCAAAAGGTTCCCACCCTAAAGCAATAATTCCATCTACAGCATCAATCATTCCGAAATAATCTGAA